TGGCGAATAAAAACGATTTTGCGGAAGTGGTGGAATTGGTAGACACGCCATCTTGAGGGGGTGGTGAGCTTAGCTCGTGAGGGTTCGATTCCCTCCTTTCGCACCATACATAAATAAAGGGCTACAGCCGATTTGGTTAGTAGCCCTTTTTTATTGTGTGGTCAAACTGTGGTCAAACTGTGGTCAAACTCATTTCGCTAAAGCGCGATTTCACCGTGGGGAACTTCGACATATTTGTCGTGATTTTCGGTGTAAGTCTTGGTTGATCTGGCGTCTCTATGAGCCATTCTTGATTGTGGGTCTATCCCCATTTCTTTAAATAATTTTCCAGACAATGCGCGGATCTCGTGAAAGGTTGGACGCTCTTTACTTTCCATATTGTCAAAAAGTCCGGTTTGATCCCGGTATTTATTAAACTGCTTAGTTAAATATTCTGGCGCCACCTGGTTAGGGTGGGTGCAATGCTCGCTCATGCCTTTGGTTCTGCTGTCTGGCAGGCGGTGAACGACAAACGGGCACAACACACCATCCTTACTTCTATCCAATATTTCCTTAAGCGCTGCGCCAATGGGTATAGCTACGTGCGCCTCTTCGTTACCTACAACCTTTTGCCGGTTGATAAAAAGAGTGCCGTAAATACCGTTTACCGGGCTGTCATGCCACACACAACCGTTCCTGACTTGGCTTGGCGCTCGCAGTCTATATTCGATGCGCGTAATCTCAAGCCGTGCGTGTGTAGTCTGCAGTGACAAATCCATAGCAGTTTGAAGCCAGAGCGGGGCAATGGCATGGATAGCTTTGTATTGCTCCACGGTTATGCGCTGGCGTTCTTTGGGTTTTGGTTTCTTGCGCATAATGCCATCAGCCGGATTATTCAGCATAAGTCCAGCATCCACCACGTAACCAAATAGCTTGCGCAGGAACGATATTTTTTTGTTGTAGGCGTCACCCTCTAAATTAGAGTGGTACTTTAAAAGATAATCCTGGCACGTTTTGCGATCAATGGAATCAATTGGCATGATGAAAAACTCACGCGCACGTATCATATCTTGATCTAAATAACTGCGAACCTTTTTTGATAGCGTCTCACGCTCGTCTATACGGCGTAAAACATCATCAAAAGGGATTAGCACGTCATCATGCTTTAAAAGCATGTCTACGCCGTAATCAGGCCGCATTTTCGCGTTGTAGGCATTCGCCAGCGCAATGGCCTTGTATTTATCCTTGCCAAGCGTCTTACGCTTGCCGTTTATCAGTGTGAGTCGGTAACACTGCCTGCTGGTATCAAAGCGAAGGTAGGCAGGTAAACCGTATTTACTAGGGCGAGGGCTCATGCTGAATCCCTAATCAGTTCGTCAAGCTCCATATCAACGGCGCTCAATTGGTCCAACGTTTGATCCTCGCGAATTAAAGTACCGCGACCATTCAGTATCCCAATCAGTCGACCTTTAGCAATATAACCCTTAATGGTGCGGTTATCCCAGGCTTTCCCGGAGAACTCCCGTTTTTTCCATTCTTTAAGTTGCATGTATTTAGCCATTGCAATACCTCCTCATATGCTGATCGGCTTTATCCCGCGCCCATTGCTCAATATTTTCAGTCGTTTTATTCCTCATGGCGCTAATCGAGGACAGTAAAGAATAAATTTCACCTTTGCCAACTGGCGCCAACTTCGATCCCCCAATTGCATTCCCGTTATACTCAGGCGCTAATATGTGTATATAAATGCTTTCAAGAATATTTAGATTTTCTTTTTCGCACTCAATAAAGGCGTAACTATCAAAATCCTTAACGCCTTCTAAAGCGTGATTTCCAATCCTGCCTAACACGCTTACACTTTGCCCAACATAAACAATCCTTTTATTGCGGATCAAAAAGTAAACGCCAGCGGTAGGCACGTCCACTGATGACGCGTTAACGATCTCCTTCTCATTTGCTATTGGTTGAGAAACCATATATTTAGCATGTGCAAATAACTCTGCACTTTTATATTGATCGTTCAATATTTTTATATTTTTCTCTAATCCACTTGCTTTCAGTTCAAGCTCATCTATGTATTTCTCGAGACTTTCCGCTTTGTATAAACTCACTCTTGGAGGATTGATAGAGCACCCGCAACCCCTGGCCTTTGCTATCACATGAGAAACTTTATATTTTTTGCTGCCATCATGGAGTATCGGTGAAAAATCACGGCCTTCACGAATTTTTTTCATTACCCAAGAATTTGCTTTCATTTGGTCGACATTGAACAACTTGCCTAATTTTCCAAGTGTCAAATAACTCCTGAAGTCATCACCACTAATAAATTCAGGCCTTTTTATTTCAGATGTGAAAGTCATAGTCAGCCTCTCAGTGAATAGAGCCAAAAGGACCGCAATTTACATCAAGGAAATGAGCAAGCTTTAATTCTTCTATTGCACTTTCCAGTTCTTCTGCGCCACAATCAAGCTCAATGTGATTACAACTACCGCTTTGAACCATCATTTCTAAAGCCCGCATTGCGAGCTCGCTTAAATTTTTATCCGAATCCATCACTCACCCCCGTTAACTATATGGCTTACTTCCCTAACACCATTACCAACGTGATATCTGTTACCGTCATCGGTGTGAATCTCCGTTCCATGATTGCCGTTGTAGCGAATTTCAAAAAAAACAACGATACGCCCAATGCAAATTTCGTAATGTGGGCTGTTAACACCGTACGGTTTAAATTTATGTGTTCTCATCACTCACCCCCGTTTAGTTGTTGGTGTAGTTGGTTTAACTTGCCAGTCAACGCATCGTGCAGCCACATATATCCGGCAACCTCTTTTGGGCAGTGGTGATTTGCAACACCAAGAGGGACAAGCGCGAACTCATCAAGCGCCTTAATCTGCTGCTCGATGGCGAACCTATCAGCCCGGCCACTATCAATGAATCGCTTCATGCTTATCATGCGCTCGTTTTCAAGCTCCCGCTCAACTTCTGCTAGGCGTTTTTCTGCGGATTCGGCGCGTTTCTTCCACTCTGCTCTATCAAGAAGAATATTTTTGTATCTTTGTTTCCGCCGCTCAATATCATGGCGCAAAGCTGATACTTCTTCAGGGTAGCCCTCGAAATTTGCCAAGTCGTTATAGGCTTTATCAAGCTCAGTTTCCAGCTCAGCAATGCGCTGCTGCAATCCTTCGCAATTGCACTCTGGCAATGTCTTAGCTAGCAACAATGTGTTTTCTTGCTGCAACTCTGCAATCCGCTCACGCTGTTCATTGATGATTTTGTTTAGGTCAGTCATTGGTCACCTCGTATTTGCGCTCTATTGCTGCCCACTCATAGGGGCACATTGTTTTCATTAGGTCTAGCGCTTTATACTCCGTGATTGTGGGCTTGATGGGCCTTAATGAATTGGTAAACTCGGTAACTTTATTTCCGTTTTCATCAAGAACCCATGACTCCGCACCGTCTACAGCCAACACTCTGCATTTTTTACCGCCGCCATGGATATGCGTCCACTCAGGCTCGCTCTTGGCTTTCTTAGCAGCAACACAGGCTTCGAATTGTTCGCGGGTGCAGACAAAATGATAACCCTGACTTTCACCAAGCGTTCTTGAAGTATTTGTGTATTTGCCTGTTGATTGATGGAAATAAAGTTTGTCTCCATGTGAGTAAGGCCACTTTCCGTCGTGGTCAGCAACCGCATCCTCAACCGTTTTGCGTGGCTGTGGTCGTGTGGCTATGGTTTCGTAATCCCCTATAGGTTCAATCCACTTTGACCTACTCCAAGTTTGACCGCCGACATTAAACCACCTCATATAACCGAGAGGGACACAAACCCTCAACTCAACTGCACCCTCTGGTGCCAAATCCCAATTGATATCACTCATAACCCCTCCTAACAGCAATAAAGCGATGAAGTTTGTCGCGGCGGCTTAAATGCCAGCGCCGCATTCCAGTTAGCCGGGTTTGGCTCTGGTTTGATTTTTTTACGGCCGGCTTTAGTTGGCTCGCCAATAGCTACCACTTTCACTTTTCTACCTGGTAGCGGGGTTTCCTCAGTTTTATAGCGCTGAGAGTTTCTTAGGCGCAGCAGTACGCCGCTGGCATAACGCGGGTTAAATCCCATGGCCTTGGCCAGTTCGCCAGCTGTCCACCAACCACCGCGTCTAAGCATAAGCATTGCTGCCTGGTAGTTCTTGTTTTGATTTACTACTGTTTGTGTCATTGAGTAACCCTTAGCCCCCCGAAGGGGGAGTAATTTTCTTTATCTTTTAGTAATAGAAGTTACTGGGAGCGGCCTAAGCCGCTTCCTTATTTTCGACCTTGTTAAGCGAATCAAATTGAGTCGCAGTAATTTCTTCAAACTCATCCGGGATTTTCGGCATATCCCCAGACTGGCCGTGGATAACGCCAATAACAACGTTATTGGGTCGTCCGAAAACAGACCTGCAAAGACTTAACCCAATGAAAGCTTCAGTTGGTATCCCATATTTTCTGCAAACAAACTGAGTGATACTTTGGTATTTATTGAGAGCAGATTCAGCCTTGGCTAAAACTTTTCCGGTCTGGCTTCGTGCTCGCGGCGAATAAACGTAGTAACCTTCTAACCTTTCAGCTTTGACTTTAAATTCGGGATTTTCCTGCTTGTCTTTGAAGCCGAGTGAAAGGCGTACATTACAGACACCGTGTGAATAAAACACGGCGTCAGCCCCAGTATCCGCTTTAAGTTTTTCTGTAATCTCATGGCGCATTTTGGATGTTATTTCCGCACTGTTGATAACATCTGGTGCGAATTCATCTTTAAGCCTGAGGTAAATTCGTATTGGCTGATTCATCACGCTGCCTCCGAACTATGCTGCTGAATATAATCATCAGCCCGGCGCTGCAATTCTTCTGCAAATGGCGAATCCTCGCTGGCCGTAATTGACGATACAAAGTTAATGATGCCGTTGATTTCCATAATGCTTAGCTTGCGCTTGCTGGTGTCCGGCTTTTTGCTGTTAGGGTGGCCCAGGTATTGCGCTGGCTTCGCTTCCGGTTCGCATTCAACTTCTGGCGCTTCATTGGTGGTTACCTCCTGTTTGGACTGTTTATCCACTTCGGCCTGCGCTTTAGCTGCTGAGGCTTGTTGCTCACGAATTTCCTGTTCGCGCTTGGCTGATTGCTCTGCCTCCTTGCGTTCCTGTTCCGCTTTACGCTTGGCGTCTTCTTCTGCTCGCAACTTAGCTTTTGCTTCACGTTTTGCCTTGGCTTCTTCCTCAGCACGGATACGGGCGCGTTGTTCTTCCTCGCGCTTAGCTTCGCGCTCTTTGTGGTCAGCAATTCTTGATTTAACAAGCGCCTTAAAGTCGTCAGCGGCCTTGAATGCTATTTGCTGCCAGTCACTGAATAGAAAATCAAACTCCCGGTGATCAGCAATAACCAGCATGTTTTCCATGGCTGAATCGCGGTAACTGGAAATTTCAATTTTCGCCCGGGCAACTTCGCCAGCTGCTGCGTCTTTGAGTGAATCAATGGTGCGTTTGCCTTTCATGGCATTGGCGATATTGACGGACAGGGCAGGCAGGTTAGCGTTGATTTTGTTTTCCGCCTCGTTCTTCGCGGCGATAATATCGGCATTTGCCTTAGACATAATTTCAGCGCGGATTTCTTCTTTACGCGCTTTAATCTGTTTTCCCTCGGCCAGACGAGCCTGACGGATGTTCTCTGCGATAAAGCGCATATCTTTGACAAAAGCGTCAATGCTGTCGATTTCGCCCATTACCCGGTCACAAGCGTCTTTTATATCGCCCTCAGCTTTGCTGAATACCTTTTGACGGGCTTCGGCATTAGCGAAATCTTGATCGCTTTCCAGTGGCTTCTGTGATTGCTCTACAAGTACAAGCGCCGCCTGCTTATAGGCTTCAAGGTTTGACTCAAGTGCCAGGCCATTCATTTTGTAGTTGATGGCTGGCAAAGAAATGTCTGCTTTTTCAGCTTTAACTTTTTCTGATTTAGCTTCCGGCGTGTGCGCCATTAAATCTTTTGAAAACTGAGCCCAGCCTTTTAGTAATTTTTCACGGCGTTCCGGCACTGACTCATAAAACATATGTTGAAAATTGTTGGCAGTGCCATCACTGGTAACAAACAAAACTCTTTCCGCACCAGATACTAATAACTGATGCTCTAACTGCCAGTAGTAATGTGGCTCTAAAACGTTGTTTAGTACATTTTCAGCAAGCGTTTTGTTCCAGAGTTTGTGCTCGAAAAGAATATCCTCAAACATGGTAATGCCGTCGAATGATGCCAAGTAAGTAGATTCATCATCGATAGCAACAGCAGGCTTTAAAGGCTCCCCGATAACTTGACTTGCTATTGGTCTGGCCATTTCTTCGGTTTCGTGGCCGCGCTCGAAAAGTTTTAAGGTGTAATCATCTACTATGCTGGTCCAGCCTTTTTTGTGATCAAGCAAGTTCGTGCGGCTGATGTTTTTATGCTCACCCATCATGGCCGGCGCTTCTGATGCCGTAAAATACTTGGCTCGGCATTCAAGCCATTCTTTTGTACCTTGAGCTAAATCTAAAATTTTCACGCTGCTTCTCCTTTTTCAAGCTTGCGGATCTGCTCTTGTATTTCGTCAGGAACAATAAACTCTGCTGAAATACTCTCGATAATGTCATCAGGCGTTGCTTTGCCGGCCGATATAAACTTGATCCATTTGGGTGAAAGTGAATCAAATTTATCCTGCGTGTATTCAGGTTTCTCTGATGAATCAGAGCGCTGAGGAACCTCGTTAACAGAGCGCTCTTCTCGCTTCCCTGGCTCATCAAATTCATCGGGCGTATAAACACCCAAAATAACTTCTGGACAGTAAAGGCGAGCCCACCGCTTTGTGCCAACATAGGCAATTTGCTGGCGAGGATCGCTTTTCCAGTTGGGTGAATTCCGAGTGGTGATTAATGCGAGATCTACTTTTAACGATCGAGCCTCATTTTCACCTTTAAACGTTGCTGATACCTCTACACCGAGACCAGCTTCGTTTTCCTTTCTTAAACCACTGGCAATGTAAGCATCCCAATCACCGTAGTATTTGAACTTCAAACGCTCTTTGATAGGGGCGTTCGCAATAACAACAGCGTTTACAAGTTGAGCTTCATAACCGAGATTACCATTTACAATGTGCGTCTTTTGAGCCACAGCAAACGGATCCATATTCCAGCGAGCAGACTGCATAACAATAGCCATACAGTCGGCTGAGTTACCCTGTAAATGCTTGGGAACCGTGCAATGCCCCTGAGCCATCATTTCAGAGAATGCGATTATTTGATTCATTGCCTGGCTATTAAGAATCAAGCCTTGCGGTGTGACGTTGGTAGTCACGCCGTTTTGATTTTGAGCAACTGCTGAGTTATCCATGATTAACCTCCTTAGAAAAAGCACTTCCTTGTGCTGGACGTACAACCAACTGATTGCGCAAGTCGAGCGTGAATTTTTTGACGGCGTTCTGCCACCCCGGGATCATGTAAAGAAAATCAGTGCGGGTTTTCCGAGCTGGGTATTCTTCCGGGAAAATTTGAGTAACTGAAACGCCATCGCCGTAGACAGTCCAATCGATAACTTTGCCCTGGTCTTTAAGTGCCTGGCAGATATCGAGCATGTATTGCATGCTCAGTGGTAATTGCTCTTTGTTGTCGTCCATCGTATTATCCTTAGTTGCTAATTGGCCGCTTTCGTCTGCAAACTATGACGGCCGTTTGGTTGGAGCCCCGTGACAGGGGCTTTTCTAAATTAAAACTTCCTGATGTGGTACCGACACTGGGCGGTTCCTGACATCCACCACATCAATAAGTGGATCCTTTTCAAAGCCTGCACAAATCTCAGTGCAGAAAGCCTGCTTATGGTGCTTATTGCACTTGCCGGTTTGAGTTCGGGTAGGGATGTCGCCAAGCTGGTGAGACTCGTACAGGCAAAGCTCATCTTCTTCCCAGCCTGTTGGTTCGTAATGAGTGCAACTGATGCACGCCTTTGGCATTGAGATATTCATCACTCATCACCTCCAAAAAATACCCTGGCTATAAACAGCGCAACCGCAAACATAAATGCGATAACGCCGACTACCCATAACCAAATCATGCTGCTTCCAGCACTTCTTCAAAGTCACTGACAGCTTCCCAAATCGCCGTGATAGCCATTTCTTTTATCATTGACTCAATGTAGTGCTTAGCGCTTAAAGGGTCGTTCAGGGCTTTGTCGTAAAGAGCATCGAAGTTGTCCGGCTCTTCTTTAAATGCTTCAACAAGACCGTCACGGGTAATTTCGCGAGTTTCTTCTGGTGATTCGAATGTAACCGATCCGGTATCAATGAATTGCTCAAGGTGCCAGGCCGCTAAATCATTCATGCCTTGGTTAAGGTGAGTAGGGCGATACAAATCAACCAGGCGAACAAGGTTCATTGGTACGCAGCGTGTATCAATGTGCGTTACCTCTACCGGCTGGCGGTTTACGTGGGTGTCGATTTGGTTTTGTACGAAGCAGTTAGTCATGGTTATCACCTTATTTATCAGATTGGCACATAACTGCTTTCCCAAATATCATTTTAAAATGCGTGCAACAGACATAAGCTGTGTAGTTGTGCCTAAATATATCTGGATCATCATGCAGAATTTCTTCACCGACTTTATGCGTAGCTGGTGAGCCGCATAGGCTGCAATTTTCTCCTTCACATGATTTTGAAATGAAGTGGTTCATGCGGCATTCTCCTGAAAGTATTTCTTGTGGAAATGAAGTTGTCCTTTCGCTGTAATAAGCGTTTTAAACCATACCTGCCGTTCGCCAGCTTGGTCGGTGCGAACACCCTCTTGAAGCTTTAATAAGCCTTGATCAACATATTTCTGATAAGGCTTGTTTCGGTCCTTAAGGCTGCTCATCAAGTAACCTTCATCGCGTAGCAGCTCATACAACTTGTTCTGGCCAGTGCCTACCGACTTGGCAAAGTCGCGAAATGAAACTGAATTGATTGCCTCGTTAACTGAATCGGCAAAAGCAATCTTTGGCTTGGCGGCCTCTAACTTGTCAGCCATATCAGCAGCAAGGCGTAATGCCTCCGCGAATGACTGAGGGACTGTTGCTTGTACTTGGTAACTGCCAGTCTTGCGAATAGACGGAAGAACTTCTGATACTACCCATTCTTCAAACGCTTCAGCCTCTGGCATTTTTGAGCGCATGATTAAGCGGTAAACATCACGCTCTGGAACTAAAAGCATTAGCTGATCACCGCTACTGGTAGGGATATAACGTTTCGTTACCCCCTTGCAGTGATCGCTTATTGCTTTACTGACATTTGAATAGCCAAGAATTGTTGCTACATCCTTTGCAACAAACATAGGTTCATCGCTCAACTGAACTGTGCGGATCTCGTTTTTTTGGAACTTGAAAGGAATTACATTGTTCATGTTTTAGCTCTTCATGTAAATCATATGCTTTACATAATAGTCGCTAAATTACTCTTGTCAAGTATATGCTTTACTTTTTAGTTGAAAAAATACCCACTAAAATGTGGGCATTGCAAGGAGGGGAGTTTATGCAGCTATAAGAAGCCTCTTGGCTGCTTTCTCAGGAGAGGAGGTTGCTATTAAAACAATTTCTTTTTTATCAGCTTCCTCTTCATAAAGACTTAAGTAGTCTTGAGCATCTTTATATTGCTTGTCAGTGTAGCTAACTTCATCAAATTCAGGCATGAAAACTATCAATTCCTTTTGGGTTAGATCGAAAGAATAATCCCTAACAACGGAAAGATCCCATAGCAACTTCTTGGCCTCGTTCCATGAAGCGTTAACTCTTGCAGGATTCATCGCGGCAAGATTTGCAACATAGTGATTGGAAACATAGTGGTAGCTATGTATTTTACCTATTTTAAAATTGAAGTTCTTTTTGAGATTATTATCATGCTCTAGAACTTTTCCTTTAACCTTCTTAATCCATCTTGTACTTAACGGACTGGATTTGTCTTTAGATACAGAGTATTCATCTTCTGCATCCTCTTCAATAAAGTTTAAAGAGGCTAGAGAGGCATGGTTTTGAATTGCGCTTTTTAAAAGATCCTTTAGTCCTGATGAATGCATCGTTTCAATCTCAGTGACAAAAGAATTTTGATATGGAGGTTTATAGTCAAAAAGACTTCCCTCAGAGCTCAACCATGCAGTTAAATCATCTGAGATAACACTTATTAATCCTTGAACGCTTTGAGACTGCCCCCCATACATACATAAGAGAGTTTCTTTACTTATAGTTTGCACAACTCTAAATTCACCGGAGTTCATTTTAGCAGCTGCTATAACAGTTATTCGTTCTCCTGAAAGAATTATTGGCTCCAACTGAACGGATAGGTAGCTACCTTGACTCTCTGGTAAAGGAGGAAACTTTGTTTTTAATACGTCTAGGTTAACCATTGTAAACTAGCCCCATTTGTTTCATTCCCAATTGTTGCTCTATTAGTAGAGATAAAACAGAAAGTCGCTGCTCGAAGAATTTCAGCATTTCATCTTCATAAGTATCACTAATGATATTAGCGGATTTTAGTTCACTTGTAATCTGATTAACAAAGTCTAATCGAAAATTTGGTATAGGCTTTTCTAAGTCCTTAAGCAGCCTTCTTTTTCCCAACTCATCATCCTTGTTTAAAGCAGCAGTAAGCGTATTAATAATTCCGTTATCATAAGAAGGTATATTAAAATCTCCACACAGACACTTTTCATGATCTATTAAGTATATCTGCCCAGACCCTTTGATGAGTATGTTTTGTTGATTCCTATCAGGATTCTTTATCCATTCATCAAAGCATGCTGCTTCATTTTTTTTCTTCCACTTATCCCAAACAATATTTACAAAAGTCTTATTGGTAACTAAAAGCGCAAAAATAGAAGGACTCTTTAAATCTTTACTCGCAAAAACATATTCATCATTCCAAATTCCAATAATAGGATTTGGTGAATTTAATCCAACTTCGTTTGCTAACCTAGCAACCACGTACTCGATTACAATTTTTTCTGATGTGAGTCTTTTTATGTATGCCCGTTCTATGGTTTCTGCAACTTGTATATTGCCCAAATAAACCTGGTTAGATGTATCAAGCTCAAGCTTTTTTGGATTCCCTGAAACCGTCCCTAGTTCAATTCCCATTTTTATTTAACCTTAGATCGATCTATCACACTTTGAATTGTTGACATGAATATGTTTTTTTCATCCTCTGAAAGCTCTATACCAGAATCTACTAACTTCATAAACATATGAAGAACGGCTTTAGATCGGGGGGTTGCTTTCTCTAAAGCTTCAACCGCATAAGGTATTACATTTTCTTTTGCAGAAGACTGACCAGTGAGCTCACCCGTCAAAACAGATAAAAAATCTGGTTCTTCAACGCCGTAAAAAACCGCGGCTTTAGCTAAGTTTGTATTTGTGATCCTTCCAGTTCGAAACCAGTTTGTTACGGCCTGCCTGGTGACATCACAAAAATCGGCGAGAGCAACTTTCGTCTTGCTCCTGTCAGAGGATTTATGAACATCCGTTAGCCAGCTTATAACTAGCTCTTTGTGTCTATCTTCTAGTTCCATGTAAATATAATGCTTTACAAAATTCATTTCTTAAAGCAATCTACAGTTGACAAAGTAAAGCAAGTGATTTACTTTTCTTCGTGGTTTCATTCAAAAGGTGCAAGAAGTGAAAAATTCTCAAATTGCCAAACACTTTGATGTATCGAGGCAAGCTGTTTATGGATGGTTCAAAAAAAAGGTTCCAGCCGAAAGAGTGATAGAGCTCGAAAGGATAAGCGGTATTCCACGCCATGAGCTTCGACCTGACATTTACCCGCCCGAAGAATACAAACAAGCCAGCTAACACGGAGAACTTAGCTATGTATGCAGATCCACGAAAAATCAAAAAGAACGAAGTGAAAGTTCGTTTTGACGATGATGTGAATGAGTTGCTTGATGCGCTGGTGAAGAACACCGGCGGACAAAAAGCGGTTCTGGTACGTGACATATTCATGCGCGGACTTAAAGCGTCTGTATCGGAATCTGAAAACAAGCTTACGGCGGCTTAGATTGCCTTGGAAGAGCCCCGAAAGGGGTATTTTTAGACCTTTTCAGGGCCTCAATAATGACTGAAACCATAGAGCTTAGCGAGGAAGAAATGGAAATCGTTCAGCAAGTCGCAAAAGAAATGGACATTAATTTAAATCAGGCTGCTCAGCTAATCATTGAACGTGGAATTCAAGGGTTGCTAGCTGATATTTCACCAACAACGATGGCTTTAAAGGGCGTTTTAAGGGCCTCAAAAGCCCAAAACAACGGCGGGGCCGCCTAATGTCAGAGCCAACCAACATCCAACACCGGTATATCGCATACATCGACCATTACATTCGCTGCTTTGATAATTTCCCGAGCGTGGCTGTATTGGCTAAAGCGTTTGGCGTAACGCAGGGCGCATCTTATCAAAACTGCATGCTTTTGGAGCGAAAGGGCTTTTTAAAGAAAGTGCCTGGTCGCAAATGCTACCAGCGCACCATCAAATTTAAACAGTATATGGCCAGCTGGCCGAAAGGGGAGGCTCATCGCAAAAATAACTCCCTTACTAACAAACTCTATCCCTCTGTAATGGTAAAGGAAAGCACTGATTTAACTATCAACAAGAGTGATTGTGGGAGGTGCTACACGGTTATCTTCAAAGATTCTAAAGGGGCAGTCTCCGGCAATGAGAGTGACCTCGCCACCGATAGGAATGCTATATGTCGCTGTGCCGAAGACGCCAAAATCAACTGTGACGACAGTGGCCCCGAGACGAGATGAGGAAAGTATGACTTTATCGCCTTTTTTCCAATCACCTTTGTGTTCTTTAAGCATAATTTCACTCCATTGTTTGCTAGTTGGTTTTTTGGTCAATTCCAGATTAGCAGACAGTGGCAGTGAAATAAACGAGGTGACCGCATGAACGGGTTAATCGCGCTTTGGGTATGTTCGCAGGTGGCAAACCTCCCGGCCGTCAACAACTGTCACAGTCAAAGCGAATACGCAATGCCGTGCGCTAACGATTTTAGTGTATTTCAACATCATCAATCCTCCCATTTGTTGTACGAACAGCCTACCAGCTGGCCGGTGCGGGAAAAACTGAACAAAGGAGCGGTTTTATGAGCGAATGCAAATTAAAAATACAGGTTGATGTAAGCCGGATTACAGAACTTCTCAAAGAAGTTGAGCAAGCCGACTTAACTGAGGAATCACTTAAAAGCTTTCTTGAAGTCTTTGAGCGCCTTGTCGATGCTGGCCATTTGTTTAAGGAAGTCGTCCCGGTCGATCTTGGTGATAGTTCCACAGCTGCAGGTGAAAGAGTCGTTTCGTTTTATCCAACCAATACTCTTATTGGTCTTTTTACTGCACTTCTGGCAGGTGATCGGGATTTCAGCGCTATCGAGCATAGTCATTCCTTTGTCAGTTGTTCAAAAACTAAACATAGCAAAGGAGAGGCCCAGTGAGAAGTGCTTTTCATTCATGGTTGCGCCGGAATTTTCCGGCAATCGAGCGCCACAAAAACCTTATCGCGTTTTCTGTGTTTTGGGTGGCCCTGAGCATACCTATCATTTTTAAGACGGCGCAGTTGGCCGGTATTGAGTAGGAAAGGTTATGCCAGAGCTTACTGATGACGATGTATTAAAACTGTTTGAGCCAGGCTCGGAATATACCCGCGAGCAGTTGTGCGAATTGGCAAACGCCTACGATCACGAAAGTAGTGTTTATCTAAGTCGGGCACTTGGCAGGCTGAAACGCTGGGACAAGGTAGCCAAAAGCGAATCAGGAAGCTGGTATCTCGTTGAGGGTAATCACTTTGCAGAAGCTATTACCGAGAAATCCATAGCTAAGCCGCCAAAAGAGCCTAAGCAGGTAAAGGTTAGCACGCCTGTTAGTGAGGTCACTGAAAAGGCGGAAGTTGATAGCGACATTAATACGGCGCTGCTCAGGGTAGCAAACAGGTTTAACCGTTTCGGTGAAGTTTCCAGCCTGGAAGATAAGCTTTATACGCTTGAGTTTCTGGGTAAGTTGCTGGATCCGACTATCGACAAAGTTTTCAAGTCGATAGCTGATGATTTAAGGCGGCTCAATGGCGATGTTTAACGTCTGGTATATGCGTAGCCCAGTTGTACTGAATCATGTGTCCTCATGCCTGTAGTTCCCGGACAACTGGATCAGCTGAATATACAAGCCGGAGTTCACAGGTTCTCTTGCATCTGGTAGCCACGCCAGGGGCGACAAAGTGGCAAACACTCTTATGAGTGCGTTTTGGAAAGGCGGTTAGCACATTTCTTGTCTGTCGTTTGTTCGGCGTGTTAGCCGTCTTTACCAAAGCGTTACAACCCCGAATAAAACGGGGCGTTACAGCCGTAGGTTGGGCGCTTTCCCGAGTCTCTGAAAAAAGAGAGCCAGTTTTACCGACTGCAGTGAGGGTTACAGAACAAATAGGTACCGGTAAGGCAGTTAACTGGCCAGTGACGTTAACACCGGTTATGAGCGGCGGAATGCGGCATTAGCAGTGCTGGCTGGTAGGTGTGGCTCACCTACGAAACAAACGAGCCAACTAAAAGGCGCGTTCAGCCCGCAAGGGCCGAACGCAAGACAATAAAAAACCCGCTAGGTCGGCAAACCAAAACGCGGGTTATTCATCAATCGAGGTTAATTATGACGCAAACAGCGGAAGTAATCAATTTTGCGAGGCCATACGTGAAAGCAGACATAGACAACGGCTATGACAGACTCGCCCACGACTTAACTAATGCTTTAGCCAGGAACTATTCAAGCTTATCTGGGTGTGAGTATCAGGTTGTATTCGCGCTAATATCAAAAACGTTCAGATTCCAAAAAAGTAGTGACTGGATTGCCAATATCCAACTTTGTGAAATAACAGGTATGAGTGATGCGCATATTAGTAAAACGCTGCGCTCACTAAAGGCTAAAAATGTCGTCATCAAGCAGGGTAAAAAGACGGGTATAAACCCGGTTATTAGCGAATGGAAACTTAACCAATCAGTTAATAAAAGAGAAAATAAAAACTTAACCAATCAGTTCGATGAACTTAACCAATCAGTTCAGAAAGTTAACCAATCGGTTAAGAAAAAACAACCAATTAGACCCACACAAAAGAAAGAAACTAATACAAAAGAAACTAATACAAAAGAAAAGGTAGGCGCTAAACGCGCTACCCGTATCCCTGAAAATTTCTCTGTAACGCCTGAGATGGAATCATGGGCAAAAGCAAAAAACTTCACTTTCAACCTGCAATCAGAAACTGAGAATTTCATTCTGTACTGGCAGGGCGAAGGTAAAACCAAAGTAGACTGGCAAGCCACTTGGAAAAGCTGGATGAACAGAACTCAGCAACGTTTTGGTAGCGCTGGTGCTCCACGGCAATCAGCCAGCAGAGCCAGACCTGAAAACTTTAGCAGCAAAGACTATGGCAACGATCTGGTGAGGTTTTAATCATGAATGTTCAAAAGGTAACAGTGAATTGCGAAAAGCACGGTGATTATGAAGCCAACCAAATGGATATCTATGGCAAGGCTATAACCACGACAAAGTGCCCAAAGTGTGCTGTAGAGCATCTTGAAGAAACCAAGCGTAAAGAGCGTGAGGCCAGCGAGTTTGCCAAGAAAATAAGAATTGAAACAAGCGTAAATAACTTTGAGCGTTGCATTCCTGCCAGGTTCAAACACGCTACGCTTGAAAACTATGTAGCAGACACTCCGCAAAAACAAGAGAAGTTAAAAGCCTTTGAGCGCTACTCGGCAGCCTTTGGAAACAAGATTCAGGAAACTGGTGGAGGGCTAATACTTACCGGAAACCCTGGCACTGGTAAAACGCATTTATCAATAGGCCTTGGTCGTGAGCTGGCCAGTGTTGGTTGGCATGTTGCCTACGTAAACCTCACTAACCTAATCAGGAGGATCCGTTCAACCTGGACAGATGAAACGCAAAGCGAAGATGAAATTATTCGCAGGCTTCAGGATTTAAACCTTCTGATCATCGATGAGGTTGGCGCGCAAACCGGAAGTGATAACGAAAGAAATATCATATTTGAAATTGTGAATGGCCGGTATGAGCAGGTAAAGCCAACAATCATCATATCGAATTATTCTGTCAAAGAGGTTGCTGACTTCATCAGTGAGCGAAGCGTTGACCGCATTACCCAAGGCGGGGCCGTTCTTAACTTTACTTGGGAAAGCTACAGAGGTGCAGCATGAGCAAATCAAGAGAGGCCGCTGAAATCATGTTGGCAAATGGAGGGTGGTTCACAGCTTATACACTAGGAAAGGCAATGGGGCTGCCATCTCAAAAGGCGTCAGGTTTTCTGTGGAATATCCGCAACAGCCCAATGTATCAAACTGAAGAAACGCCGCTTCCAGGTAGAAAAATAAAGCTGATCGCCATTAACGGCCGGAAGAGAACTGAAAAGTCGCTCTGGAATCTGGCGCTGTTTGGAGGGAAGAAAGCGTGAAAATTTACAAAGTGATTTACGCCGATCCACCTTGGCAATTCAACAGCAAGAAAACGGGCGGCTCTATGAAGTCCGGTGCCGCACAAAAATATGACGTTATGGACACTGAAAGCATGAAGCAATGGGATATTCCAGCAATATGCCAAGACGACTGCTTGCTGGTTATGTGGTACGTGGGCGCCATGCCGAAAGAAGCAATTGAACTTGCTGAAGCGTGGGGTTTTCGTCTTGTAAACATTAATGGCTTTGTGTGGGATAAAGAAACGAAGCACGGTAAGGACTTTTTTGGCATGGGAAGCATTACTCGCGCTTCAACTGAATCGGCTTTAGTCGCTGTTCGCGGTAAGACTAGCAATATCATCAAAGATCGATCTGTACGTTCACGCATTCGCGCCAAAGTTGGTGAGCATTCAGAAAAGCCACAGGCATTTAGAGAAGCTATCGAAAAGCTATGCGGTGACGTTCCTCGCCTGGAAATGTTCGCAAGAAAACAAACGCCAGGTTGGGATGTGTTTGGCAATCAAGTTGATGGTTCTATCTCAATCCCATTTAGTCGCCAATTAACATTGGGAGCAGTGGCATGAGCAACCTACAACCAAAAAACTGGATCCGCCCACCTTACGCCAAGGAAGGAAAAAGCGTAAGGAAGCGCTGGATGCCGCCGAGGAACGGGCCCATAAACAGCCGGCCAATATCTTTGAGGATTTTGAGCAGATGTTTAAGGAGTTGGCGTGAGAGATAAAATCATCATTTCCGTACTGGTAACCGCCATTGCTTATTGCATTGGCGCCATGCTGGTAATAGCAGGGCTAACTACAGCCAACGGTCTGGCGGTGTTGGCGGTAATAGCCACATGCTCTGTAATCGTTGTTAATCATCTTTGCCGGGCAATGTGTTCGCGCCGTAGGAGTAAGCGCAATGGCTGAAGCACTTTTGAAGCGAGTAGGGGAAGGCTTTTTGCCGGTACCCAGCGCTAACGACCCGGACGCATTTAAAAGCGTGCATGCTGGTGAAACTATTAGAGTGGTATTCACAAAGCCTCGCAACTCAAAGTATCACCGCAAATTCTTCGCCATGCTAAATGTTGGGTATGAAGCATTTGAGCCCCCAGAGCAGTTACACAAAGGGTTGCCAGTTCAGAAGAACTTTGAGCGCTTCCGCAAAGACGTCATTATCTCCGCCGGGTTTTATAACGTGGTCGCCAATCTGAAAGGTGAAGTACGCGCCGAGGCCCATTCTATCAGCTTCGGTAATATGGGTGAGGAAGAGTTTACCAAGTTATATAACGCCTGCTGTAACGTACTGCTTCAGCGGGTGCTGAGAAACTATACCCGCGATGACTTGGACCGTGTTGTTGAAGAGTTGGTGAGGTTCTGATGAGTAAACGCCAGTGCGCCCACTGCAAAACACGCAAACCGGCCGAGCAAATGCTTATCCGGGGTTTAAAGGCGTACTGCAGTCAAGAACACTTCATTGAATGGGCCGCTGGCAATGTTTCATCACTGGCAAAAAAGGGGAAATCCATTGAACGCAAAAGACGCCAGGCGAAAAAAGAAAAACTCAAAACAAAATCGCAACACTTACGAGAGGCCCAATCGGAATTTAACAAGTTTATCCGTATCAGGGATGCGAAGGAGCCGTGTATCTCTTGCGGTCGCTTTCACACTGGCAAGTATGACGCCGGTCACTATCGAACAACCGGAGCGAATCCAGAATTAAGGTTTGATGAGGACAATTGTCACCGTCAGTGTGTCCCATGCAATCAGCATTTATCCGGAAATTTAATTAACTACCGCATAAATCTGATAAACAAAATCGGCATTGAGCGAGTCGAGCGCCTTGAAGGTCCACATGAGTTACCAAATTGGACCATTGAGCAGATACAAGAAATAAAAAAACACTACCGTCAGAAATGGCAGGAATTAGAAAAGAAAGCGGCTTAGCCGTGCGCTAATGAGGTTGAAATGGTATCAAATCCAACATTGCCAGAACTTAATGATAGTCGGCCAATACCTCGCGGTGGTCTAGTTATTAGGTATGCAAGGAAATTGCGAGGCTATACAATTTTAGAGTATTCGCATTCAGTTGGTTTAGCTAAAAACACCCTAAGCAATTGGGAGCGAGGAGTGTGTGAGCCGAGTTTCTTTATGGTTATGACAATCCTGAACGATTTAAAAGTAGATTTAGTGGAGGCCTATAAAAATGCACAAAGACCAGCCAACTAGAACTATCAAGCAAACCCGCTCAGAGTTGCGTGAATGGGGTCGGTTCTGGCAGCGTTACGGTACTGAAGTCAGTTCAGGCGGTAGTTTATTTGCTGCAATGATGCAGCGGTATCAAAAGAGCGATAGTAAATACCACAGACGGCGTAGAGTTAATAAAGATGACATTCGGTCAAACATGCCTGAAGGAGCGCAGCGCCCGGTTAGCGCTGATTGCTCACCCTCACGAACATCAGTTGCCTACTATGAGCGAGAGGTGTTTGTACCATGGAGTCTGCAAGGCCTGGATGATTTTATTGAATCTATGCAGCGGGAGTGCTCTGAAGCATTACGTAGAAGATACGTAGAGGAAGAGGATGTTAGAGGTGTTTGGCTGGATAGGGCTGAAAAACTTGTTATGTTTAGGTAAAACACCAGATATTGGGTTTTTAAATGCCTCATTTTGGGGTATAAATATATAAAATACGCGAGAAATGACTCAGGCTCTTGAATGAAAATTCAGGGGCTTTTTTATTGCCTAAAGGAAAGTGATGTTTCAGCTCAGTGAAAGAAGTAAACGCCATTTAGACGGCGTTAACCCTAAACTGGTTGAAGTGGTTAAACTCGCCATACAATTGACGAAAGTTGATTTCGGTATCCCTATCACGGGCGGCTACCGCACAGCAGAGCAGCAGCGCGCACTTTATGACGCTGGCAAGTCTCAGCGGGACGGTTATCAAAATAAATCACACCACCAAGCCGGTAATGCGGTAGATGTATTTGCCTATGTAGATGGTAAGGCCAGTTACGATATGGGTGATTTAGCCCAAGTGGCAGCTGTCATGCTTGAAGCCGGTCACCGGTTAGGTGTCAGCATCCGCTGGGGTGGTCTTTGGAAGTCATTTATTGACGCTCCACACTTCGAGTTGGCAGAATGAACTGGCTAACTACACTTGCATCACCAATCACGGCAATCGTTAAGGGCGTATCCGGCTTTGTCTCTAAAAAGCAGGAAATCACTGCCAATAAAGAAAAGGCTATAGCAAAGCTTAAACAGTCAAAACAAGAAGGCCAGCAGCATATCATTCTTACTGATGCCGAAGGCGAGGCAATGCTTGCCAATGGCTTGGCCGGCAGTTGGAAAGATGAGTACGTAACCATCGTTATCACATTTCCAATTGTGCTGATTATGCTTGGCACGTTGTATTTTGCATTCACCCAGGATGACAGAATGCTTCAGGCAGGAGTTGAGTCAATCAAAGCGCTTGAATCTGCCGGTGTCGATATGGGTTTTCTCATGGAAGCTGTTGTTCTGGCCGCCATAAGCCTGAAAATATGGCGAAAATCTTAAACTAATTGACAATAACATAACTGTATGTATATCCAGTAAAATGCAAGTGTGTGAACAATTGAGACATATCATGCACGTAATACAGCAGAATATTAATGACGACCAATCAATGATCGATAAAGCCAGCGCAACAACTTACACAAGTGGGGCACTGACGGCATTGTGGGGGTTCGTCACCTCTCAAGAGTTCGGAATATTTTTCGGTATTTTTATCGGTAGCGCCACTTACCTTTTAACGTGGTGGTACAAACAGAAAGACTTGGCATTTAAGCGGGCTGATGAACGGCGCAAACAAGAATTGCACGAGGCCACTATGCAGGCTATGGCAAATAACGCACCGGAAAACATAAAAGAAGAATAACTCATGATTGTCATCTTTGGCCGTTCCAATCACTGGATTTCACGGCTGATAAGATGGCGCACAAGGTCAGATTGGTCCCATGTCGGAATTGTTGATCTTAACCGAGTGTTAGAGTCAAAAGGTCCGATAGGCGTACAGTTTACCCCGATCAGCGAATTCATAGCGCGTTACACTCACACCGAGATTCGTTGTCTCCCTGGCAGCATAGAAAAAGCAAAATCAAAACTCGGTGCTCCATTCGATAGGCGTGGGCTGAAAGGGTTATTTTTTAAATTAAAAAACACTCACGATAAAAAAGCGTGGTTCTGCTCTGAGTTAGTCGCATACGCATCTGATGAAATACACGATGATGACGCACACTTAGTAACACCAGAGCGTATTTATAGGTTAAGCACAAGGTTACCGAAATGAGCGTTGAGATTTCAAATCAACAAGTTTTCCCTAAGTTCGACGGCGAGGCCGTTTTGTCTATTAAGTTTGTTGATGGATCGCCGCAGTTGGAATTCAATGCCGGGGATGGGTGGGAGCCGTTTGGGGAAGGTTTGTATACCTCAAGCACTGCAGTCGGTATCAGTGGTCACCCAGAGTTGGACTACAGAATGAATAATATTGGCAATTCAGTCATTAGGTTGCTGGGCAGTAAAAACGGTATTCCGCTTTAGGGATTATTATGACCGCTCGACTTGATGACAATCTCGGAAAGTTTTTCGATAAAGCTTTTCAGAAGATTGAGAAGCAGATTGAATTTGCTGCTTTGCTTACAGCTAACGCTATTGCAGAGGATGTTAAAACTGGTGTCGAGCGCCAGTTAAAGTCTGATATAGATAGACCAACACCATTTACCAAGAAGGCATTTAGAGTTAAGCGAGCCAATAAAAAAACGCTGGCAGCCACCGTTGAAATAAAGCCCGTCCAGGCAAAGTATCTAAAGTATCAGATAGAAGGTGGCACTCGACGTAACGAACCTGTTGTTATCCCTCGCAAGCGGGCAGCAAATAGGTACGGTAATTTACCAAGAGGCAAGCTAAATCGCTTACGTCAACAGGGCAAGTCATTTATAGCTGATGGTTTAGTGCTGCAAAAGATGAAGAGAAAGAATAGACCTTTGGCATTCCTCGCTGATGAAGCGAAATATAAAAAGCGCTTCAAGTTCTTCGAGAGGGCGCGCGGTACAGCCAACAAGGTAGCTCAAAAAAGATACAGTGAGTCAATAAAATATGCTTTATCAACAGCTAGATAGCGAGTTGCACACCGCTGGTGCAAAAAAGGTACTTTCCAGACCCCCTTTAGCCCGAGGGTAATTTGCACCCCGAAGTTTGGCTATTTATGAGTTATTTTCGCTTCAAGTTGTTGTGTTATGCCGTTTCACTTTTCACGAACCTAAAGAATTATGGACCCGCATTTAATAAATAAAAAGAACATGGCGGCGTCTTGTGGCATATCCACGCAAGCCTTTGATAAGTGGGGCGTAAAACCTTACAAGAAATCAGGCCGTCAACAGTTTTACCGTGTTCAGGATGTGATTGAAAACCGGGTTGAAAACGAACTTAAAAAAAATAACAACCGAGTTAACCACGGTAGCGAGACAATTGATATTGAGTATGAGAAAGCAAAGCTCACTCAACAGCAGCGGATCACGCAAGAAATTAAAAATGAAATTTTAGAGGCCAGAGCGATCCCGGTGGAAGCCGCCCGCGATGTGTTAGCTAGAATTCTGGCGCAAATTGGGGCAACCCTTGATGCCTTAGCTCCAAACATTAAACGGCGGCACCCTGAGATTGAACAGCGCATTATCGACTTTATTAAGTCAGAGACGATCAAACACCAGAATGAGGCCGCCAACCTCGATAATTACATAGACGAAATATTAGACGATGTTGTCACCCAGGCAGAGGCGAAAATTTAAGAAAGCGCTGAAGGATGGGTTAAACGTTTTATATCGCTCGCCACCATTAACCGGGGTGGAGTGGGCTGATGAGCATTTCTATATGTCGCCAGAGTCCTCCTATATTGAGGGTAAATGGAAAACTGCACCGAGTCAGATAGCCATTCTGAACTCGATGTGTAACGACGATATCCGAGAGGTGAACTGGTTAAAGTCCGCCCGGGTCGGTTACACAAAACTTATCTGTGCGGCGATCGGTTATTTTGTTGAGCACAAGAAACGCAATATTGGCGTGTGGCAACCGGATGACGGTGCCAGGGACGCATTCAGCAAAAAACACATTGATCCCATGTTGCGTGATGTGGATGTGGTCCGCTCAATATTCCCATGGTTAAACAAGAAACATAAAAACAACACCATTGAGAATAAAGGGTTCTCAAACCGTCGAGAGCTTTTCTTGCTCGGTGGTAAGGCGGCGAAGAACTACCGCGAAAAATCCCTTGATGTGTGTTTTTACGACGAGCTATCAAAGTTCGATCGTGATATTGAGGGTGAAGGCTCACCCACATTCATAGGTGATAAGCGCCTGGAAGGTTCAGCGTTTGGCAAATCCATTCGCGGATCCTCACCAACGGTCCTGGGTGAATGCCAGATGACCGAGGCGGCGGAAAGTTCAGAGCACCGCTTTAAACGTTATATCCCTTGCCCGCATTGCGGCACACACCAAGTGTTAGTGTTTGGTGGTAAGGGGGCTGAATATGGCCTTGAGTGGGATAAGGAATTAGAAGGTACTGAACGCGCTAGAACGGCTCGGTACCGCTGTAAAGAATGTGACGACACATTCAGCTATTCCGATTTTCTTGAGGCGGATAAGCAAGGTTACTGGTTAAGTGATAATGGGCTGGCTACCCATGACAGCATCACGTTCTATCATGCTGAAGGGTATCCAGAAAAAAAATCCATTGCGCCCACGCCTGAATCGGTAACGTGGATCTTAAACTCCCTTTACTCCAACTTTTCGCCCTGGTCGCGGATTGTCATTGAGTGGTACAAGGCGCAAAAAAACAAACTCACTCTCAAATCATTCATCAATACCACGTTGGGTGAGGCGTTTGAAGAGTTAGAAAAAACCGCCACCGAGCCTGAACATCTGTTAGCAAGGCGTGAGCACTATGATGCTCAGGTGCCTGATGATGTGGTGTATATGACGGTCGGCGGTGATATGCAGGATCACTGGTCAGAATTTGTTGTATATGGCTGGGGAGCTGGTGAAGAGTGTTATGTTATTGATTTTTTTGAGGTGCACGGCGATCCATCCCGGCCAGAGTTTTGGGATCAACTTGAGAAGCCTTTGAGGCGGTCTTACAAAAAAGCCAACGGCGAAATTATGAACTGGGCTACCGGGGTCTTTGACTCGGCAGGCCATTACACTGATGAAGTGTACAAGTTTACTAAGCGCTTTGGTGTGATGCGTTTATTTCCGGGCAAAGGCGCTAGCGAATATGGCAAGCCCATTGCCACTAAGCCGAAAAAGAAAAACGGCCACGGCGTGTACCTAATTTCTATTGGTACCGATAACGCTAAGGATTTAATTTCAGACAGGCTTTGCATAAAACCGGCAGAAAGGGGGGTTCCTAACCCCGGATTCATTCACTTCCCAATTAAAGAATGGTGCGAATTATCATTCTTTGAGCAGTTACTGGCTGAATCGAAAAAGCCACAAAAGTATAAAGGCGGCATCCGATACGTTTGGGATTGCCCTGACGGGAAGAGAAACGAAAAAATAGATTGTCAGGTTTACGGCCTGACAGCGCTTCGAATCGCTCAGCAATACTTTGCATTAGATCTCGATATTCTTAGTGCAAAAATTAAACCACAAGCAATTCAAACAACGCAGTCAAATGATGCCAACAAAAGCATGCAGGATCTAGGAAAACTATTTAATGGCAACCGCTGAGCAAACCGCACAATTAAACGAGGCCAGAACGGCCCGTCATAAATTAATGACGGGTACCGCTGTAGTGAGTGTGAATAAAGATGGGATGTCGGTTAGCTATACCCGCGCAAATCTGTCAGAGCTCAATTATTACATTGAACAACTGGAGCGCGTGGTTGAAGGCTCTGGCCGCCGCCGTGCGCCTGCTGGGGTGAGATTTTGAAAGACGTTAAAATTTTAGACGCCCACGGCAATCCGATCGCCAGTTCTTACCGTGGTGCAGCTGGTGGATTTGGTAACCAGCTGATTGACTGGGCACCGTTATTAAAATCAGCCGATGCCAGTTTACTCCCTGATCTGCAGATGGGTAACGCCCGCGCGGATGATCTTGTCAGGAACAACGGCTTTGCCAACGGAGCCGTGCAGATGCACGTTGATAACGTGGTGGGCTCATTGTTTAGGCTTAGCTATAAGCCACAGTGGAAAATATTGGGCATTGCTGAGGCTGACGCCCGCGATATGGCGGTGGATGTTGAAGCGGCGTTTCGTGAGCATGCAGAGGATCCAGTTGGTTGCTATTTTGACGCTGAGCGAAAACGCACGTTTACCATGATGGTAAGGGAGGCGGTTGCCACTCACGTTAATCTTGGTGAGGCAATGGCCGCCGCCGAATGGATCCGCCGCCCAGGCAGCCCGTTTCGCACTGCAATTAAAATGATTTCGCCAAAGCGTGTATCAAATCCGCATGGTGTTTCAGATTCACAGTTTTTACGCGGCGGGGTAGAGCAGGATCGGCATAGCGCCGCGATTGCATATCACGTCATTAATCCACGTTATGGCTTTGGTGAAAGCCTCATGGGTTATGGCTGGGGTGAGTGGCGCCGGGTCGCCAGAGAAACCCGCTGGGGCCGCCAGCAATTCATTCATGTGTTTGAACCATCTGAAGATGGGCAATCACGCGGGAGCAATAAATTTTTATCGGTCATGGAACAGTTGTTCATGATTGATAAGCTGCAACTGACAAAACTTCAAAACGCGATCATTTCCGCGATGTATGCCGCCGTTGTTGAATCTGAACTGGATTCAGAAACCGCGCACAATATGATTTTAGGTGCTGGAGCTGGTAACGACCAGGTGCAAAAAGGGCTGGTTGATTTAATGGCAATGTCTGCTGCCTATCACCAGGGTGCCAATGTCAAAATGAACGGGGCGAAAATCCCACATTTATTCCCTGGTGAAAAATTAGAACTTAAAACGCCTTCTCATGCGGACAACGGGTTTGCCGATTTAGAGGCTTCCATTCTGCGCTATACCGCAGCAGGTATGGGAGTGAGTTACGAACAGATCGCGCGGGATTATTCAAAAGTCAATTATTCCAGCGCGCGAGCATCAATGATGGAGTCATGGCGCCATTTCATGGGCCGCCGAAAAGTCATCGCTGGTAAGTTTGCCTCATCCTGTTTTTCTCTGTGGCTGGAAGAAGCTATAAGCCGCAACGTGATCACGCTGCCTCGAAAAGCAAAGTATAACTTTTATCAACGCAAATCTGCCTGGTGTAATGCTGAATGGATCGGCTCCGGCCGTCTGGCTATCGATGGATTGAAAGAAGTCAAAGAGGCGGTATTACGTATTGAGTCCGGTCTGTCTACTTATGAAAAAGAACTGGCCATTATGGGTGAGGACTATCAGGAAATATTTAGTCAGCAGGTGAGAGAAACTGCAGAACGCAAAGCAGCGGGGTTACCGCCTGCCAGCTGGGAGCAGGTAAACCGATTTGGTGCTGAACAGCCAGAACAAAACACAGAAGGAGAGGCCGCGTAAGCGGTCTTTTTTATGCCTATGATCAATCAACTCACTAACCAGTTTATGGCAATGGATCCTAAACATGCCAAAAGCCTGGTTGGTTCTCTGGCGTTACAAAACAAAACCGGCGTCACTGTTTTTGATGCGACCGGACAGGTTGAAGTGAACGAAAAGCCGCGCATCAATGATGTGTTAGCCGGGTATCACGGCGGGGTGGATAGTTACGACCAGAAGCCTTTTCATTTCATCGATGGAATCGCGGTTATACCAGTAACAGGAACGCTACTTCACAAGTTGAGTTGGTCCTCTTCCTGGGCCACCGGTTATAATTACATTGTTTCTAAATTCGATGCCGCCAACGCTGATCCGGATGTAAAGGGTATTTTACTGGTGATCAATTCCCCGGGCGGTACGGTGGCCGGCTGTTTTGATGCAGCCGACCATATTGCAGAAAACAAAGGCGCTAAGCCGTTGTGGGCCATCTATGACGATATGGCCTGCAGCGGCGCCATGTGTATCGGCAGCGTTGCGGATAAGCGGTTTACTACACAAACCGCGCTTTCCGGCTCTATTGGTGTGGTGCAAATCCATGCCAGCTATGAAGAAATGCTAAACGATGCTGGACTTGCCGTGACGCTGATTTATTCCGGCTCACACAAAGTGGACGGCAACCCGTATAAAAACCTGCCTGATGATGTTTACGAATCCTTCAAATCGCAATGTGACAACTTACGAGGCCAGTTTGCAGAAAAAGTGGCCTCAAATATTGGTTTGTCGCTTGATGATGTGATGGCTACGGAAGCGAAAACTTACACCGGCCAACAAGCGGTTGATGCGGGCTTGGCGGATGAAGTGATCAACGCGCATCAAATCCTATCCCATTTCAATCAACACCTGTCCGACTCGGACAGTTCAACACTAAGGAATATCACGATGAGTGATCAAACCACCCCTGTGGCTGAAGAGTCGGTAGATACCGTTGCTGAAGCCCAAGAATCAGCACCCGCACCCAATGCGGCCGCTGATGAGCGCCAGCGCATTGGCGCCATTGTTAATGCACCAGAGGCTGAGGGGCGTACCGATTTAGCGCGCCATTTAGCGTTTGAAACGGATATGTCAGCTGAGGCGGCCGTAAGTGTATTAAAGGCTTCACCAATGGCAAGTGTCGCGTCTAATGAAAACTCATTGGATGCCGCCATGGCCGGTACCGAGCAACCAAACATCACCGCTATGGCTGATGATGCAGAGGAATCAGAAGCATCGCAGTTTGTAGCAGCTTATAAACACGTCGTTGGAGAGAAATAATGACAGTCGAAACTTACAACTATGACGATATCACCAGCGGCAGCGATGCCATTGCTACTACCGCAGTGACTATCCTTTCCGGCCAAGATTTGGCCGCCAATACACCGATTGGTCAAGTGACCGCTTCAGGCAAATTTGTGGAGTGTAACCCCAGTGCCAGTAATGGCAGTGAGACACCGGTATACATCACCGCTCAAGCGATCGATGCGACAGGCGGTGACGTAGTGGCGCAAGTCTATAAAGCGGGTACGTTTGATCCTGAGCAACTCGCCTGGCATGCAAACTTTACTGCCACCACTAAATTACTGGCGTTTGTCGGTACCCCTATCAGCCTGCAAGCGCAAGCCGCTGAACTTTAAGGAGTTGAATCATGGCTTTTAATGCATTATCAACCAGCACTATGCTGGATATTGTTCGCACGGTTGGTAAATTCGAACCGTTCTTTTTATCTGTTTTCTTTCCGTCTGTGGTGAATTCACCGAGTGAAACTATTCACTTTGATGCAGTTTCAGAAGATGTGGTGATGGCGCCGTTTGTTTCGCCTGTTATCGCTGGTAAGGTCCACAAAGATCGAGGCGGGGAATTGCGCACGTTTAAGCCTGCTTACGTTAAACCGAAGCATGCGGTGAAACCCAATCAGCTGTTAAAGCGCCGCCCGGGTGAAGCATACCTTGGCAACTTAACCCCTGCTCAGCGTAAGCAAGCCGCAGTGACTGATAATCTGATGCGCCAGGATAAAGCGATCAGTGCCCGTGAGGAATGGATGGCCGCTCAAGCGGTGTTGACGGGTTCTGTAACCGTGGTTGGTGAAGATTACCCGGAACAGCAAGTGGATTTCCAGCGCAGCGCCTCAAACAGTATTACGCTGGCTGGTTCAGCTAAGTGGGATACAGTGGACGTTGATACTTACGATCCTACCGATGATATTACCACCTGGTCTGAAAATGCTACCGGCGCGGTAAACGTTGCTGTAATGGGTAAAGGTGCTTGGACTAAATTTAGCTCTTTCAAAGCGGTTAAAGACAAGCTTGATACCCGCCGTGGTAGCTCTTCAGTCATGGAAACGGCCGTCAAAGATCTAGGCATGGTAGTAAGCTTTAAAGGCTATTTTGGCGACCTTGAAATTTGGGTGTACACCGGCCAGTTCACCGATCCTGAAACGGGCTCAAAAGATTATTACATGCCGGTGAACAAGGTGTTACTCGGTAATAAATCTTACGAAGGTGTGCGTTGTTACGGCGCGATTGAAGATATTGACGCTGCCGATGAGGGTATTGTGGCGGCATCCCGCTGGCCAAAGAACTGGAAACAAGACGATCCATCGGTTGAATATGTAATGACCCAATCAGCACCGCTGATGGTCACGCCTGATGCTGACGCATTCGTTGATATCACTGTTTACTAACTTCGCTTTTGGGGCTTCGTGCCCCTTTCTATTTTTAAGGAAACATCATGGCAACTCAAAGCACTGATCAAGCAGCAACCAGCAAAACCAAAAAAGTGACGCTACTGAAAACTGTACAAATTGAGCCTGGCAAAGCGCCATTAGCGCCAGGTGAACACACGTTGTCCACTGCTGTAGCGAACGACTTAATTAAAGACGGTCTGGCAGAGTGAGCATTCTGGATATTCTGGCTACCGCCAGTGCTGACACCCTGGAGCATTTAGGGGAACCAGTCACGGTAAACGGCGCAGAATATACCGGTATTCATAACGAAATAGAGTACGAAGACGAAACCGGTATTAAAAAGATGGTAACGGTTTCGTTTTCACTCTCTGACGTAAAGCTGTTTAGTCGGGGGGATCCGGTGATTGCACGTGATGTTAATTACAGGATTGACAAAATCCCACCGACTGACTCGCCACTGGTTGATATTGAGTTGAAATATGCTTGATCCCTCTATCATCTTTGATCTGTTTATCAAGGTCGTCCGGTTTTCACTGGCGATTGATTCAGAGATTACCGTTATTCAGGGTGAGCTTGATACTGAAACTGATTTTCCGTTGGTGGCGGTGGCCTCTGGCCCAGTGATCACCAGCGATTTAACAAAACAATCTCAGCAGAACGATTTCACGGTGAATGTTGATGTGTATTTGCGAAGCAGCGAAAAAGACTATTTCAAAGATATCACCGCCATTATTGAAAAAATAAAACGTGGATTAACCAGTTCCAGAGAGTTGGCCATACTCCCGATTTTCAAAATCGAACTGCAACAACAATCTGAACCAAACCGCAGCGCGGAAGGGGTTGAATATTCCTCTCACACCCGCCTTGAGTGGTTAATTGAATACCATACCGAAAGGTAACCAATCGAATTAAACGAACCCGCCAAACGGCGGGGTTTTTATTGCCTAAAATCCAAGAGGAACCATCATGGCAGGTGAAATTAACGGTACTAAAGTACTGATCAAAAAAGATGGCCAAACCATTGTTGGCCAAATGGAAGCGACCTTAACGTTTGGTGGCACGCCAATTGATATCACCAACAAGTCAACTAACGACTGGGTAACGTTGCTCAACAACAACTTATCCGGCAAACAGTTAACCATTGCTGGCACCATTATCTATAACGATAACGCAGCCTACAAAGCGATCCGAACTGCCGCGCAAACCGGCAATCAGGACACTTACACCGTTTTCTATAACGCAGGCCTTGCAACCGACGAAGAATTTTCAGCGACTATGGTGCCAACAGGTTTATCTGATGCGCTGACAATGGGCGATAAGGTGACTACCTCGATCACTTTCCTATCGAGCGGAGCAGTTGCGCACACTCAACCTTCCGCGAGTTAAATTATGGCTGGTGAACAGAACGGCACAAATTGCCTCTTATATCGTCTTGATGAGGGAGGCAGCGATCAAGATGAGGTACTGGTGGGTCAACTTGAGCTGAACCGCACATTCAATGGCGCACCAATCGATATAAGCAGCAAAAGTGATAATGACTGGATAAAGTATATCAATAATGAGATGGCAGGCCGGGGTAATACAATCTCTGGCACCATCGTTTATAACAATGATGCGGAATATGCTCAGATGCGCGCTGATGCTCAGGCTGGGGTAATTCGGGTGTATGTGCTCGATTATACCGGGCTGGCGGCTGATGAACTTCGTTTTGAGGGGATCGCCGGTGGTTTATCTGATGAACTCCCAGTGGGCGACAAAGTGACCACCAGTTTTACTATCACGTCAACCGGGGTAGATCTGTAATGCAATTCAAGCTTTGTTATAAAACTTACCCCTTCAAAATGAACCTGGCTGCAATGAAGCAGTTTAAGGAGCGCACCGGCCTGGATTTATGGTTTACGCTGGTGGCGTTCCTTGAATGCTACGTTGAGAATCAACACAAACCCACGCTAACACTCATGCGCGCCCTGTTTCAAAAGTTGGATTTTGAAACCGCTTCAGAAGTGTTGTATTGCTTGATCCAACAGGCAGAGAAATCCATTGAGATTGAGCAACTGCAAGATGCCATGTTTCGTGTTGGCTGGCGGCCTGTTGATGCAGAAGACAGCGAGTTTAGGCAACCCTGGCCACTGGTGATGGTCGATATTGCCAATCAGATTGACCGGCAGTTACAGCAGGCCATTGACGTAAAAAAAAAGGCACCCGATGGTTAACCATACCGAAGGCGGTGAAAACAGACCCGTTTGATTTTGACTACTGGGCCAATTTTAAGGCGGCCGTTAAACAGGGTATTGCGCCCTCAGAAGTCTGGCAACTGGATTACCCCGAACTTTTTCACATTCTTGAGCTATCAGCCGCCACCGGCGGGTTTGATATTGCGATGATGATCAATGCTGAACGCCGTTCAAATGGCGCCCGCGATCCAAGGTATTTAATCGATGAGCACTGAAGAATTTTTATTTCGGATCGCGGCTGACACCAAAGAGTTGAGGGAAGAACTCAAAAAAGCCCGAGCCGAAACCGGCAAGTTTTCCGACGATTTGGACAAGGCCAACGAAAAAGGCTTAACCCTTAATACGTCACTGAGCAAGGTTGCCTCTGGAGTGGCTATGGTGGCCACCGGCGTGGCGGCTGCTACCACCGCGTTTATTGCTTACTCCACTGCGCAGGGTCGCGCTATACGTGAAACGGAAATCATGGCGCAGGCGGCCGGGCTGTCTGTGGAAGAGTTCCGCAAAATGTCCTTTATTATGGGCACGGTGGGGCTGGACGGTGAAAAGTTCGGCGACATTATGAAAGACACCCAGGAGCGGATCGGGGATTTTCTCGCCACCGGCGGCGGTCCGTTTCAGGATTTCGCGGACGTTATGGGCTACACCAAAGATGAGGCCATTGCCTTAGCCTCTGAGTTTGAAACCATGAGTGGGCAAGAAGTGCTGCAGGCCATGGTAACCCGTATGGAAGAGGCCGGTAAAAGCACTCAACAGATGAGTTTTGCCCTTGAGGGCATGGCATCAGATACCACCAGGCTGATCCCGCTACTTAAAGATGGTGGCGCCCAGGCAGCAGCGTTGGGTGAAACGTTCGATAAAATCAACGTGCCACTGTCTGAGGAAGAAAACGCGCAGTTCCGCGCGCTGGCTGATAACGTTGATTTAGCACAAACCTCGTTTGTGAATTTTCTCAATAATGCGATCGCACCGTTTCTGCCGGCCATTAATGCCGCTGCAAATGCGTTGGCTGAATTTTTCGCTTCAGCGCAGACTGAGGTCGATCTTGACCGGATTGTTGATGACAACGAACTAGTTAAGCAGGTTGATACGCTCACGGAAATTAACAGGTTGGAAGCGAGCATCAATGAAAAACTTGAACAACAAAAAAACGCAAGGAAGTTAGGAAGACCTGGTGCTGTTAGTGAAAAGTTAGAAGCGGAATATCAAGCGGCCGCTGAGGCCATCACCGCGCAGCGAATAGCGATTGAGGAGAGGAATAAAGCTGAGCAGGAGTCCATCGATTTAGAAAGTGAGAAAGGCACTATCAAATCGAATACCGGTGCAGACTCAATAGACATCAAGCAAAATCTTATTGATGAACTCAAAGATCGTGAAGATGCAAAAAAAACGGCGATCCAGTTGCTTAAAGAAGAGCGTGGAGAGCGCTTAAAAATACTAGCCGCCATGTTTCAGGGTGAGGCAAGCTTAACCGCATCAGAACTTAAAAAGAAAAACGAGCTCGCCAAACAAATCCATCAAGATTATTTCTATCAGGTAAACCAACTGGCCAAAACTCAGAATGAAAGGCGTGTTGAGGGGATGGCCGCCGAGTTATCGACGTTAAATGATTTACTGGCGAACAAATTAACCTCTCAGGAAAACTATCAGGCCCGCGTCAATGAAATGTTGGGTCTAGACAGTGATAGTGATTCAACCGAACTTGAGAAATTACAACAGGAACGGTCAGAGCGACTGCAAATTCTTGAGCGCTCATTTGATGAAGAAGCAGAATTAACACATGATCAATTGCAGCAAAAGAATGAAATATCAAAGCAAATAGAAAGCGACTATATTGATTCAATCAATGAGTTAGTGCAGACGCAAGAAGAAAAACGCCTTGAAGCGGCAGAGCGTGAGTTATCAGGGCTGGCTGAGTTATTTGAAAACAAACTGATTTCACAGGAGCAGTACGAAGAAAAGCGCCGGGAAATCATTGGGCAGTACGATCCTACCAGTCTGGATCCGGAAGCGCTGGAAGAAAAAAACCAACTGGAACTGGAGCAATTGCGTGAAAAATTGGGTGAGCAATTAATCTCCTATGAGGATTATTACACCCAGTTAGCGGATCTTCAAAAGAAAGACACTGAAGAGAAGAAAAAACAAAAAGATCTCGAAAACTGGTGGTCTGAATCGTCGGTTAAAAAACAAATCGACTTAGGCACCACGCTGCTCACCTCACTGGGCAACAACTCCAAAAAACAACATAAAATTCAGCAGGGGTTATCCGCTGCGAATGCGGGCATGAATACCGCCGAGGGGGTAACCAAGGCGCTGTCTAAACAGGATTATGCAGGCGCGGCCTATATCGGTTTGACAGGTGCTGCGCAAATCGCCGCAATCTGGGCCTCAACGCCAGATGGTGGCGGATCATCTTCACAGTCACCCGCCGCGACGCCCGCTGAAACTCCGGCGGTTACCTACAACGAACAAACTACGACCGTGACCGATATTACTGAGGACGTCTCATCTCAGGCAATTTTCAGAATTGAGTTTACGGATGAAGTGGTCGATGCCGTGGCGCGCAAAATCGACAAGGCAAAAAGTGATGGCCGAGTATGATAATTAGTAAGTCCAACATCGTATCAACGAATAATATTTTGTTGATTTCTGGCACGCTGTCCGATGGTGCCATGGTGAATACGCGCGATCCGGACTTTTCAAGCAACGTTAGCAGTAATTCTACAACGTTTAGTATTCGATTCACGTCGGTTGGTTCCATCCAATACCTCGGCCTGCACGGACTATCTCTACCGGTTGGTTGTGTTGTGACCATTACCGGCACGGGCTTTAATCATAGTTACACGACAACCAGAGACGTTAAGAATTTAGTGTTCTATCAATCCACCCCGGCCACCGCCGGTAATCTGACGATTGAATTTTCTGGCGGTGGCAGTAAAACGATTAGCTATATTCAAGCCGGGCTGGCTACGGTTATTGATTGGGGGACGAACCCCGGGCAGCCTCTGCACTATCTGGCTTCGCAGCGCAGAACGCGGGCGGCAACTAACGAAAACGGCATGCCGGTGCGCCGGGTTCAGGAGGTTGTCATTCCCCGGCTTCGGCTCACTATGAATAACATGGCAAAAAGTTGGGCGCGTGATGATCTGCAGGCCATCAGACTAATGTATGAAACCTATGGCATATTGTCTCAGCTCGATTATGAGGATGACAGCCAGCCCGATGAAAGTTGCGCGCTGTTTGAGCTTTCTGATTTTGCTGTGTCCACGCACAGTCAGACCACCGAATTGGTCAATGTGTCATTAACGTGTAGGGCGCTGGCGTGATCCATTATTTTATTGTTGAACTGGATTTGCCGGTGGTAACCGGCACCTGCACGCTCAACGGTAACCCGGGTTTTGGTACGCCGCTGACCTGCCCGGATCAAAGCTCACCGACAACCAACATCAAAACTTACCAATTCACAAATGCCAATATTATCTTAAGCACGTCAGGCATTTTTAAATGCGTTGAAAACGTCGCAGAAACCCCGCCGAAACTGAAAGCGGGCAATGGTGTGGCCAGTCGTGCAACATGCACGATCACGCTGTCTGATTTTATCGGCGATCCGAATCCAGACAGCCCCGCCCTGGTTGATACGCCAGATATTGCTAATTCCGGTACGTTTTTTGGTAAGCTTAAGGCCAGAAACATAATGGCCAACAAACCGGTCCGCGTCCTAGCCTATCAGGTAGATAATGCCAATAACCACACACTGGTTTCCACCCATCACTATATTGCCACGCAATTAAAGCGCAGTGGCCGGGATAACTGGGTGTTGTCGTGCCAGGATGTGTTATTCCGCGCCGATAATGAAAAAAGCCAGTTTCCAAAATTGATCACCGGTCGGTTGTCATCTGATATTACGGACAGTCAAACCAGCATCACTATTGATGGTGATATTGCCGACTGGACGCCCTATGCCGATTACACCGCTGTCATTGGATCTGATTTATTGATGATCACCAACGCCACGGGAAGCAGTAGCAGTGTAACGCTTACCGTGGTTCGCGCTTCCACCATTAACATTGGCTCTCGCACTATCGCAAACACGCCAGAATCGCACAGTGGCGGTGATGAGGTATTCCGGGCGCGTAAATTTGTGGATGCGGATCTGTATGATGTACTGGCCGCCGTGTTTGAAGATGCCGATATTGCCAGCAGTTATTACAGTGCCAGCCAAATACAGGATGAACTGGATTCGTGGCTGGGTAGCCTGTCTGGCTCTATCGATGCGATTTTCTACGAGCCCACTGAAACCACCCGTTTTCTGGATGGTTTGTGTCAAACCTTAATGCTGGATATATACACCGATGTGAGTACCGGCAATATTGTTGTTAAAGCCACCTCGCCATGGTCAAGCACCGCCGCGACGTTAACGGAAGGGGTCAATTTTAACTATGGCTCATTGAGTATCGAAGAGCCTGAAGAACTGTATTACTCGCGGGCGTTCCTTCAGTACGACAAACGCAAATTGACGCAAAATAGCGATGATGTGAATTTTGCCCGCTCAAGCCTTGCGTATAACACGGCCCTTGAGGGCAGTTTGTACTATGACGAAGAAAAAGTTAAAAAGCTCGGCAAATCAATCATTCTATCCAATAAATCAAACAATATTGAAGTGGCTGATCTAACGGTCGTCCGGTTTGCTCAGCGGTTCAGTAATCGCCCGCAACGATTGACGTTCGAAGTGGAAGAGGCGGATTTAAATTTTGAGCTGGCGGATGTGATAGAAATTCTGTCCACTGATAATCAGGATGTTGACGGCAGCCCACGCCACGGCGTCCGGGCGCAAGTGGTGCAGATCGCGCCAATTAGTCGCGGCATAGGCCGCCGGTATAAGGTATCAACGGTAACCTATAATCCCTACGCAGGCAGCACGGCCGGTGAGGATATCGTTATCAATAATACCTATGACGTGAATCTCTATACCGCTGCAGGTGGTCCGGTAACCTCCGGCACGTTTACATTTATCATTGGCCAGAATGTTGGTCAGAACGAACTCTCACAAGCGCTCAATTCCGGCTCTATCCCGTCCGGCTCAACCGTTAATATTGTCCTCATTAACGGTGCGGTATTGATGGGTAAGGGCGGGAACGGTAAAACCTCCGAGTCGGGCGCCTCGCTCGATGGTTTCTCAGGGGGGGATACCGTCACCATTCAATCGGGTCTCACAGTCAATATTTATCTCAACGGTACTACCCCGGATTTTGGTAACGGTACGTATGTGGCGGATGGATATTTATATGCCGCTGGCGGTGGTGGCGCGGCGGCATACACCACTGATAACGGCGTGCAAGCATTTGCCTCAGGCGGCGGTGGACGAGGTAACACGCCTGGCGTCCGGGGGGTAAAGACCGATACTTATCCAACGCTCGGATCAATGACGTTGCCCGCGGACGGTACCACGTCAGCCCCTGGCGGCGGTGGTTACGCAGAGCTTAACGGCGTGGTTGCTCAGGGCGCGGCGGGTGGTGACATAGGTCAGCCCGGCGGCAGCTCCTTTAATGGTAGCGGTGGCGCCAGCGGTCGAGGGCTGATATCAAATGGCTCAACGGTGAATATTTACACTGACGGGGAGACCTCCCGGTTTGTTAATGGTTCTGGCGATACTCCAGCCTCTTTATCGTAATCATTTAGTAAGGAATTATTATGGCGGCACCTATTGCCAGCGCGGGCAGTAATCAAACGGTTGATCCCGGCGAACTTGTGACGCTCGACGCATCCGGCTCAAGCGATCCGGACGGCCACACGCTCAGTTATGTGTGGCAGCAATTAAGCGGCACCACCGTAACGCTATCCAGTCCCGGCGCAGTAAACCCGACCTTTACCGCGCCCGCAACCCCGCAGGATTTGTTGTTTCGCGTGGTGGTGGATGATAGCAATGGTGATGGCCCGACGATTTCAAGCCCGGTCACCATCACGGTGGCTGGTGCCGTAACGGCCCCCACCGCCGATGCAGGCAGTAATATTAATGATGCCAGCGTGGGCGTATTGGTGACGCTCGACGGTAGCGGCTCTACCGATCCGGATGATTTACCGCTCACCTACGCATGGACGGTGGCGGAAGTGCCGGCCGGATCAGGTATTACCGCGCTCACCAACACGACTACCGCAAATCCGAGTTTCACCCCGGATGTGGCGGGTATTTACCGGTTCACCTTAACTGTAAATAACGGTACTGAGTCATCTGCCCCCGATAACGTGTTTGTGACGGCCATTGATCCGGCCACCATTCCGGTGGCCGATGCCGGTGAAAACCAAAACGATGCCGTTTATGGTGAGGTTATCACCCTGGACGGCTCAGGCTCCACCGATGATGTGGGGGTGACGAGTTACCTGTGGTCTCAACTGGGCGGCCCGACAGTGACGCTATCCAGCACGACCTCTGCGCAGCCGACCTTTACCGCGCCGACTGGCACAAATGATGAAATACTGGTATTGCAGTTTTCCCTGATTGTTGAGGATGCCGACGGCAACCGCAGTGAGCCGGCCGCCGTGGCTGTATTGGTGAATCCGCACAATACCGCACCCGTGGCGGTAACCTCGGGTAATTTTACAGTTAACTGGGGTGAGACGGTGATGCTGGATGCCAGCGGATCCAGTGATGCCGATGGCGACGATTTAACCTATGTGTGGGTACAACTGGCAGGCCCGACAGTCACGTTATCGGATGTTGAAGCGGCGCAGCCTACCTTTACCGCCCCGAACGAAAACACACAATTGGATTTTGGCTTAATTGTTCGCGATACGGCAGGCGCTACCAGCTCCCCGGCGCTGTCCATTATCACTGTCGAGGAAGTAAACGGGATCCCGGTGGCGGACGCGGGTACCGCACAAATCGCCGATGCCGATGATATTGTGACGCTGGACGGTAGCGGCTCAACGGATGCCGATGGGGATGATTTAACCTATGCCTGGTCGCAACTATCCGGCACGCCGGTGGAATTAAGCAGTTACAGCGCCGCGCAGCCGACCTTTACCGCCCCGGCGTTAGCCGTGGCTGATACGTTGGTGTTTCAGTTGGTGGTTAATGATGGCCGCGATTCCAGCGCCCCTGCCACGGTGAATATTGATGTTAATGCGACCGGGTATGATTCGCAGCCACCGCGCATAACCCTTTATGGCCCGACCGTTTATGAAATCGGACAGGGCGGCACTTATACTGAGGCGGGCGCCACCGCCTATGATAGTTATGATGGTGTGGTGGCGGTGACTATTTCCGGCACGGTGGATACCGCTACCCTGGGTACTTACATTGTGACCTACAGCTCCACCGATGCCGCGGGCAATCTTGCCAGCGTGCAGCGCACCGTTAAAGTGGTCGATCCTACTACCTTTAAAGATCATTCCGTGGGTGATTTTCACAGTGCCGGGCCAACCGCCCCAGGCCAACCGGTTGAAGATGATCCATTACTGGCAGAAAGCTTTGTTGACGGTGAGTTAGTCCGGATTGGCTGGGCGGATATTAACCCGGCGCCGGGTGTGTTTGTTTTTTCAGACATTCAGCGCCGCATTGATTTGGCCGCTGAGAATGGCAAAACCATTAGCCTGGGGATCGTCGATGGTGATGAGGCCCCCCAGTGGTTAAAAGACGCATCAGAAACGTTTACGTTTATCTTTCGTGAGGGCTCGCCCGATCAGCAAACGTTTATCGCGTGCCTGCCCTGGGATGCCAATTACTTAAGATTCAAAGCGGAATTGGTTACGGCATTGGGTAATGCCTTCGACAGCAATCCGACACTCACCACGATATATTTTAGTTATGCCGCCATGACGAACGGGTTAGAGTTTCACTGGCGGGTGGATGAGGCAGCGTACACCGCCGCCGGTTACACGCAGGAAAAACTGTTAGCATCGGCTAAAACCGTACTGGATAACTACATTGGGAGCTTCCCGAAAACACCCATTGCCATTGAGGGTCATACGGTGTTTGAGTCTGAGTATGTGTTTGAATCGCTCTATGATTACGGCTACTCACTGATAGGCGGACGGCTGGGGATCGGCCTGTGGTGGCTCGCCTCGCGCATTGTGCTGAATACCTCAGGCAATGATTACGACACAGTGATCTGGCCAATCGCCGTGCGCTGCCAACAACAGGGCGGTTTTATTATCGGTCAGACCGTGGGTAACTTTACCGAGCGGCCGGATCGGTTCGACTCGGGAGAGGGCTGGACGTCCGAGGAAGCGTTTACCAATGAGCGGTTATTTTTCAACGGCGGTAACGCTGATGATATCACCATTGATTGCTGGGAGCTCTGGACCAAGGATTTACAAAACCCCTCAATCGTAGCGCTCATTGATAGCGTTGTGCCACCTGATCCGGTTGCTAAGGCCGGTCTGGATGCCACCGCCGAACCGGGCGAGCAGATCACGCTGGATGGCACCGCCAGTGAGAGCCCGTTGAACCTGCCGCTCACCTACACCTGGCAACAACTATCCGGCGCCTCAATTGCCAATACGTTAAGCGGGGCAGATACCGCCACGCCATCCTTTACCGCGCCATACTCACCAACGGGAACCGTGATCGTTATGGAGCTGGTGGTTTCGGATGGCAATAACACCGGCCGTGATACCGTATCGATTACCGTGCCAGCGGTTGATACCGATGAACATGAGGCGCTGTTTGCCAAAGTTGGTTTTTCGCAGCAGGCCTATCACATTGGCGCCTATCAGGGCGCGGGCAATACTATCGCCCTGAAATTCCGGCCGGATAACGCGTACCCGGGCGTGCTGGTGGATGGCGATGGATACATTGATTTTGAGGCCAACAGCATCACCAAGGCTGAATTTCACGCCGGTGGCGAAGTGATTTCATCTGATGATTCCGGTGATGCGGTGGTGATCAGCGGCGCACAAATCGAAATCAAACCCGGCCAGCTATCGCTGCAGCCTGGACTCTATACCGATGCTGCAGTGGCGGTGTATTTCGCTGGCGCGACCTCGGGAATATTTTTAGCCGGTCCGGCCTCCCCCGTGGGTATGTTGCTCACCTTCAGGAGTGCAACCGGCGCATGAAAAACTTTAACGAAAAGCTTTATAAGGACCTACAACCATGATCCGCAAATTAGTGCCTTCCCTGGTTGAACGTAAAATCCGCTCGCTCATCGGCGTCTCTACCGGTTCAGGGGGCGGCGGTACGCCGAGCAATTGGATCATGGCAACTGGCAACTGGAATGATGCTGGCGTGTGGAATGACAGCGCGAACTGGGTAGATTAACGGGGTAAATTATGACAATTAGCAACATTAACAACAGCGAAAGCGGCGCATCCGTTCGCAGTAAAATCAATCACGCCATTGGCGCTGTGAACGGCATGATGGCCGGGGCGTACAATCCGCTGGATAATCATTCATCACGGGATGAAGACCCCAGCATTGCTACGGTAACGTTTGGCAGTAAAAATGCGGCTCTCACGCGGGAAGTTAGTATTTTTGATAATCTGGATAAATTCCACTTAAACGGATATATAAATCTATTTCAGTACTCTATTGGAGTAAGATTAGGTCAGGTGACAGTTAAGAGCACGGGGAATGTTGGTTCTAATAATGACCAGATTTGCGCCTGTTACTCATTTGTTTGCCCGGCAGACCGGGTAGGAATTGAGATTCTTACGAGTAGAATTTTTAACGTAAAGGTTGATGGTGTATTTATAGACAAATCAGCGTATTCGTCGTCAGGTGGAGGTTTCACCTGGATGGATTTGCTATTCCCCTCGGAAAAACCATCAGGGCGCCTTATTCAAATTTACACGTCTGTAGAATCGTCACCAATTGCGACGGTAGCAACAGCGCCAATTTATGATGTAACAAAGCCGTTATTAAGTGACAAGAGGGTTGCATTCGTTGGGGATAGTTTTTCTGCGGGTACTGGTTCAGGAACGTATGCGGGATTATCTTGGGTTCCCATCGTTGCTGACGCGTTTGGGTGGCATAATTTTTTACCCAATGCTGAGGGCGGAACCGGTTTTATTAACGATTTAGGTGACACTAAATACACGTTTGCGGAACGTATACCCGACCTAGTGACGTTTGGAGCTGAAAAAGTCATTGTGTCCGGCTCCATCAATGATAACGGTAACAGCGATGCGGCTATTGAGGCGGCGGTCACTGATTATCTCACGCAGTTGCATGCTGCCCTGCCCGGTGTCGATGTTGTTGTATTGGGTGTGCCGGGTAGATATACCGCGTCAACCGAGGCTAACGAACTGGCTGTTAAGGCTGGCGTTGAGTCCTATAATGCGGCAAATGGCACCAACATTATTTTTGTGCCACTGCAAACCCAGCAATCAGGTGGTTTAGTGTACGGCACGGGTGATGTTGGCAGCCCTACCGGTGACGGTAATGCCGATGTATTAATGTCATCGGATGGCGATCACTATGCCTATGACGGGTATGTGTATAGCACCAACCATGTTATCCCTGAAATGGTTCGCCAGGGCGTGACATACTAGCCCTGTCAGCCCCTAAACATTTTTCGTGAAAACCCCTGTTCATGCGGTGTATACTGTATGAGCAGGGAATTTAACGACCTGTCTGCATTTTTAACCAATCAAGGAATATGCAGACATGAGCAAATCAGACCGTCTTACCCGCCCTGAAATCAAACGCGTATTAAATACGTGTCTCGTTTTACAATCCAGTCAGTGCCGTAGAGTTGCCATTGTGTTAAGTCACGCCGGTATGCGCGTTACTGAAATCGGATTACTCCAAACCAAGAGCGTTATTACCCAGTCCGGACAAATCCGCAGTGAAATAGCGTTACCTGCCAAAATCTGTAAAAACCTCAAACACCGCAGCGCCTGGTTATCCAATCCAAAAACCCGTGACATACTACAAGAGTGGATCGACTACCGTTTAAAAATGAAGTGGGGAACGGGCAGCCCTGGTGAATATATGGGCCTTAATCCGGAAAGCCGTTTTCTGTATTCAAATCGCGGTCGGCCGTATTCACTACAGCCAAAGTATGCAAAGTTAAAGTCTGGTGAGATACGGGAATATCAATCCTGTGATGCTTTGCAGGCAATGATTACCGATACCTATAAGAAGTGCGGGCTATTCAACGCCAGTAGTCACGCTGGCCGTAAAAGCCTTGCTACGAACGCAGCGTTAAAAGGTGTTGATATTGAAGATATAGCGCAGATACTGGGGCATGATTCGCCACAAACCACGCTCGAGTATATTGTTATTGATGAAAAGCGGATCCGGGAAATGTATGCGGCTATTGATATTTAGCCGCCGCCCGCGCCATGAGATTTTTTACTTAATTGCTTAAGCGTAGCTCTTTTGTTTTTGTCATGCATCATATCAATCTTGATGTTATTAAGCTGTTGTTGCAATTCATTCACTCGGAACAAGCAAAGGCAATAACCAGCAATCACCCCAAGAACTAAGGTCGATAAAAAATCAATCATTCTTACTCCAAAGTTTCACGAAAAGCAGTTTAGCCGATCAACTTATTGCTGAAGCCGGCCAGATCGTCTTTAGCTGCGCGCGTCATTGCATCCCGGTCATGCGAGTTAAGCAGTAGGGCTTTGTCATTTGGGCCTAATAGCCACGTTTTACCATCATTAACCCGTTTCAACCTTACCTTAACACCTAATCTGGCAAAGTGGATGTACTGCCTCACCTGCTCATCTGTAGGAACAGGCTGCAACGTAAGCGCCGCAAATGCTAAAAGCGTTGATTTAACCACGTTAAAGGCTGTTTGGTATTTATCCAATTTTACCGCTCCAAAGTTTCACGAAAAGTCATTCTAAATTTATTTGACTGCTGCCTGGTATGGTGCATTTTGTGTCAATCTCCTGTTCCACGCTTTAAGTTTGGCCAAACCTAATTGCGTTTCCACCTCAGACACCAATTGCCAAGTTCTTACTTGCTTCATTCCGGACTTCCACAAGCAGGCACCACGAACTTTCGATAATACGCTATGTCGAAACATAGAATCCCAAGCAGCAGTCAAATATATTTTCACGAAAAGCATTTTAGCTTGATTGCTCGATTAATATCTCAGTGTCAAAAGGTATTTTTTGAGTCATCGTCATCATGTGACCAAAAACATTCATAAGCTCATGCATTTGCCAGCGCGTGAAGCCGTTTTCATCTTCCTGTCTAGTGAAGTCTATATTCACCCCGGGCCATGCCTTGTTAAATTCATCACTCTGGCGCTTCAATTCTTGCCTTCCAGCATCTGTTAGTTTAACTCTAACGTTATTGTTCACATTGAATTTAGTAAGTTGCATTATTGCGCACCCCCAATCTTTCACGAAAAGTAGTTTAGTCCTGCTTCTTCACGAGTTCGGCCATTTTATCCACGGCCTCACCCTCATTACGCAATTTATACCGCTTCTTAATGTCTTTCAGCGTGTCTTTAGTTTCCGGCAACACGTAAGCGTCCAGCCGCTTTTTTGTTTCCAGTTGCGACTTGTGGTGCTCCATTCTCTTTTTAGCAACGCTGCGCTTACGTTCTTCTTTTGATTGTGCCACGTCAATAATCTGATTCATTGAAAAGCCCGGATAATAATTAAAAGTTACACGGTAAACAAACTTTTGTCACTCATATTGTTTACACGGTAAACAGATTATACTATTATTTGTTTACACGGTAAACGGTATTTTGAAAGGGTGAATGTTATGGCTACTTATCGAGTCGAAGAATTTGGTGATGAGGTTCAGGATTTTAAAACTCAGTCTGCAGCTGATGACTGCATCGCAAAGTTTGAGAGTGAGGATAAGGCAAACGGGGTGTTTGAACCTGGTCGCTACAAGGTTAGAAAGCTTGAATCACAACCTGTTGCCCGTTCCACGCTTGATGTATACGACCCTCATGGTGAGTGGGGTTATAGTTTTCAACCTTAACTAAAAGATCCTGGTTATGGATATTGAAAAAATATTTGCAGAACGATTTAAAACCGGAGTTACCCGGCGCTCAGATGAATTTAAAGCTGGGTACATGGCCAGCCTGAAATTTGAGTCTAATGGCGAAAGGATTATCAATCCATACCGGATTGGTACGGCGCAGGCTGATGCCTTTTGGGCCGGTGCGTTTGAACGCCGGTTTGTCAAAAAATTAAATTAACGAAAAGATGGTGTGTATATGAACGGCAGAATACTTAAGAAGCTTTCAAAGAAAGCTGAGCCTTTAGTAATTGCACTTGGGTTAACAAAGTACGGTCAGCGGGTTGTGGTAAATCAATATGATGAGCCGGTCGAATCAAACTTTGTTGACTATGACGACTGCAAAAAAGGCACTGTTGGCTATGGTGGCATGAGTGGGTATTACGAGCGGGAGTGGGATGATCTTGATTGCTACTCAATGCTTTATTCGCACGTTCTGGATCATTTCTTTGATTGGCGGAAGTGCGATGGCGAAACTTTTCCTGATATTGAATGGCCTGATCATATAAAGCGTTCGCCGGCAAATATTTTCAAAGTGGCGAGGTTCATCATTGCATATGAACAAAGCGGCAAAAAAATCGATAGGCTCTATGGTTTAGGCCCGGCCGAAGTGTTACCGGTTCTAAATTAATTTAACGAAAAGGTGAAATATGGAACAAGTAATACTAATTGGGCAAAAGGGGGAGTTTAAAGCACCCGGAAAGCGCCTTGATTATTGCACTCACTTCGCTGTCACCATGGCGCGATTTGGTTATTTTGATGTCACTCACGCGCCAAGCGGTAAAGGCATCATCAGGAACTTTGAAAGAGCAATAAATGCTTTTGAAGCAATGATCCTTTTGCAAGAGGCAGCGGACGAATTAGGCATACCGACAGATGCTGATGAAAAGTCGTTCCTACAGGCAATTAATAAACCTGTAAAAGTCAAAGCGCTCGGAGATTTAAAATTCATAGAGTACTGCCAGATAAAGGACAACGTTATAACCGGTGATGAATTTCCATGGGAAAGCGATGAAACTTGCCCTCATTACCGGGTTGCTGAACTGTGCGAAAAGCACGACATAGAGTTTAACGTATAGGTGGAGCGAAACGAATGTTATACGCAGGAATTACCAAGGTTAAACAAGATTTTGAAATATGGATACTTAGTTCCATTCCTGATTTTGATGAGTCTCTGCTTTTGAACTTCGACAAAAAAGACGGCTACACAGAGTCAGAAACGGTTAACGCTATGTGGGTTGGATTTTGTGCAGCCTATAAAATTTACCGTTAGTAGAATTAATTTAACGAATAGGTGGGAAACAATGAAAAAACTATGTATTTATCACGGTAATTGCGCTGATGGTTTCGGCGCGGCATGGGCAGTTCGTCATGCGCTGGGTGATGATGTTGAATTTTACCCTGGACACTATGGCCATGAAGCGCCAGACGTTACCGGCCGGGATGTGATTCTGGTCGATTTTAGTTACAAGCTCGATGTTTTACAGGATTTGTCTTTTAAGGCAAACAGCATTCTGATCCTTGATCACCACAAATCAGCACAGGAAGATTTGAAAGGGCTTGAGCCGGTTAAAGAAAAGCTGGGTTATAAAGGCTTCTTTGATGAGCTCGGCACCTGGTGTGCTTCGCAAAATAAACCGCTAATTGGTGCTTTGTTTGATATGGACCGTTCCGGGGCAATGATCGCCTGGGATTTCTTTCACGATGAGCCCGCACCGAAGCTTATTCAACACATTCAGGATCGCGATTTATGGCGTTTTGAATTGCCGGGTACTAAAGAAATCCAAGCTTGTGTTTTTAGTTACCCTTACGATTTTGAATTGTGGGACCAACTAATGACACGCGAAACATGGGCGCTTGAGGAAGAGGGTAGCGCCATTCTACGTAAGCACATGAAAGACGTTAACGAACTAATTAAGGTCGCTGCACATAGAACTACAATCGCTGGTTACGATGTGCCGGTAATGAATGCGCCATATTTCTACAGTAGCGAAGCCGGTAATATCATGAGTGAGGGTGAACCATTTGCCGCTTGCTATTACGAAACTGCCAAAGGCCGGGTTTACAGTTTGCGTTCTAAGGAAACCGGGGTTGATGTTTCTGTCATTGCTTCACTCTTTGGTGGCGGCGGCCACAAAAATGCAGCGGGCTTTAGAATTGATTTTGACAAGTTAAATACGCTGCAGGATGCCGCGTAA